ATGAGACGCAAACCGATTGAGCAGCACCTGCTAGACGGGACTTACCGTTCCGACCGTCACGGTCCCCTCGCTGTGGCCGACCTTCCGGAACCTCTCCCCTCGAAGCCTTCCAACCTTTCCGAGCGGGTTGGGTCGATCTGGGACCGCATCGTCCCGCTGTTCGCCGGTGTGGTCAAGGCTCGTGACGTCCCTTCCCTTGTGGATGTCTGCCGGTGGATCGACCGCGCGGAGCGGACGGAGGCCCGGATCGAGGACATGGACCCGTCCGATAAGGCGTGGACCCAGGCTTTGACCGGGGCGGCGATCGCAACGGACAAGATTCTCGCGCTATCCGCCCGGTTCGGGATGACCCCGGGGGACAGGGCGAAGTTACGGGACACCGCGGCACCGGCCCAGACCACCCCGCGGGTAAAGACTCGTCCGGCCACGAAGTTCGACAAGGCCGGTAAACCGTCCAGGACCGCCCCCAAAGCGAAGTAAATGGCTACCCCGCCCAAGATCCCCCCGAAGTCGCGCAAGGCCGGCCGGCGCAAGCCGAGGGCCGAAGCGGGCACGCGCAACGAGGCGACCGCTTGGGTTTGCAACGCGGCCGACGAAAAAGCCGTTGCTGTGGGCATGCGGTTCGATCATGAGCGGGCGAAGTTCGTCGTGGATTGGATCGAGGAATATTGCCGCCTCTACGAGGGCGATAAGGCCGGCGAACCGCTCGTCCTGCTCCCGGCATGGCGCGAAGCTTTTATGCGGCTTCACGGCTGGGTTCGATTCAACGACGAGAAGGATTGCTGGGTCCGGCGGTTCACCCACTTCGCGTTCTGGGCGGCCAAAAAGAACGGGAAGTCACCGTGCGCTGCCGCACACAACTTGTACCTCTTGGCTGGCGACGGCGAGATGGGGCAGAAGGTATACCAGGGCGCCAAAAATGGCGAACAGGCCCGCATCGCTCAGCAGCACTCCGTGGAGATGGTTCTGCGGTCCCCGGAGTTGATGGCTGAGTGCAAGATCAACAATTCGACCCTTCAGATCACCCACCTGTCGACTTCTTCGAAGTTGGTCATCCTGACCGGCGACGACTCCCGCGGGCAGAAGGCGAAGGAAGGACTGAACGGGTCGGTGACGTTCGATGAGATGCACGTCGTCGACCGGGAGATGTACGAGCGGGTGAGCCGGGCCGGGATCTCGCGGTTGCAACCGTTGATTTGCTCATTCTCGACCGCGGGCGATGATCCGGCGTCGATCGGGTACGAGCGGTATCGGTACGGTCAGCAGGTGAACGCGGGGGATCGGGACGACCCCGCGTTCCTGCACATCGAGCATTCCGCCCCGGAGAAGATCCCGGAGCACGAGATCGAGACTCGGCTCGACGAACTCGGGGCGATGGCGAACCCCACGTGGGGCGAGATCGTCATGCCGTCGGAGTTCCGAGCGGACTGGGCGCGCTCGAAGGGGAGTCAACGTGAGGTGGCCCGATTCCTTCAGTACCGGCTCAACCTCTGGGTCGGGTCCACCAAGCGGTGGCTGGACAAGGCGAAGTGGGACGAGTCGGCGGAGTCGTACACGCTCGACGACCTGGCGGGCCGGGACTGCTTCGCGGCCCTCGACCTGTCCAGAACTCGAGATATGACGGCGTTCGTGCTCGCCTTCCCGTGGCCCGAGTTCGGTCCCGAAGTCGTCCGCCTGTGGCCGATGTTCTGGCTCCCCGAGCAGACGGCGAAGGAGCGGGACCACAAGTTCCCCCTGATGTCGTGGGCCAGAGCCGGCCACCTGATCCTCACGCCCGGCGGCGTGGTCGACTATGCGATGGTCAAACACGACATACGACACGTCATCAACAGGTACAACCTGAACGCGTTGTCGCTCTTCTTCGACCCGCATTACGGGGAAGAGATCACCCAGCAACTGCAAGAAGGCGAACAACTCGGAACCGAGCGGGTCGAGAGCGTGTTCGCGAACCGCGTTCTCTTCAAGCAATCCCTGATGATGTTCACCGGACCCGCGAAAGAATTCGAGCGGAGGGTTTCGGCCGGCTACGTCCGCCACCCGGGAAACCCGGTCATGGATTGGCAGGTAGGACACTGTGAGATTTTGACGGACCGGAACCAAAACATCCGGCCCGTCAAACCGGAAACGTCGACCGGGAAAGCGGTGGACGGGGTGGTCGCGACCGTGATGACCTTTATGGGTGTCATGGCCGGCGCCGGCGAAGGCGGACAGCCTTCAATCTCTTGGATGTAGGAAGGTGCATTATGGCGAAGAAAAGGCATCGGGAATGGGAAAAGGTGTCGGTGATGCGTCTCCACGCCATTGCCGTCGACACGGAGGCCGACTGTCCCGCGGGGAATTACACCGCGGCCGAGGTGTACGACATCTGCCGCGAGCTTCAGGCGGCTCGCGCGGCACTCGCGAAAATGCAAGGTTTGACCGCCGGCGCCCTGGACTACTTCGCCCGCGCGCAGGGTTTACTGAACAAGGCCGAGGAATCCGGACTGGCCGTCTCCGGGGTGAGCGGGCTTACCTACTGGGCGCCTGCCGTTTCGAAGCCGAAATCGACCAAAAAGACCTCGAAAGGTGCCTAAATGCCCCGGTTTTCGCTCGAAATCGACCAATGGGACGCGATCTTCACCCTCGGCGTGATCCTGGCCGTCACCGGCCTCGCGTGGGTTCATCCGGGGTTGGCGATCGCTGCAGTGGGCGGGTGTCTTGCCGTGTTCGGATATTTCAGGGGGACGAATGAGCCTGCTCAAGTTGCTGACGGCGCGACCCAACCGGAACAGTAACTTCCGGGCCGCGACTCCCGAGAATCCTGCCTTCGACCTGAACAGCCCCGATGCGTGGGATGCGTTGGGCGCGGAGAGACCGTCGACCGGCATCCCCGTGTCGGCCGAATCCGCGCTGCGCGTCGCGGCGTGGTGGCGTGGGATCACGCTCCTCGCTCGCGACACGGCAAAGACACCGTTCCACACCTACAAGCGGACCGACGGCGGGAAGGGTAAGAAGCTCGACCCGAATCACCCCGCCTACCACCTGCTTTTGCGTAAGGCCAACGAGACGCAAACCGCTCTCCAGTTCCGACAAGCCTTGACCGGGCACGCGATCAACCGGGGCAACGGTTACGCCCACATCTGGCGGACCGGCGGCGGCGATCCCCTCGAAATGCTGCTCCTCGACCCGGACCGCACGGAGCCGTTCAAGGCCTCGAACGGGTCGCTCTGGTACAAGACCGAGATCAACGGCGACAAGCGACGGCTCCCGGCCGAGGACGTGTTCCACCTCCGCGGGTTCGGGTTCGACGGTCACCAGGGCTACCCGTGCTACAAGATGGCGAAGGAGTGGGTTGGGCTCGGGCACGCCGAAGTGATGTTCCGCGGCGTCCGGTACCGGAACCAGGCCCGGCCGTCCGTCGTACTCTCGACCGACAAGACGGTTCAGCCCGCCAACCGGCAGGCGCTTCGCCAGGAATGGGAGAAGATGCACACCGGAATCGAGAACTCGCACCGGACGGCGATCCTCGACAACGGACTCAAGGCTACCATCCTCACGTTTACTGCTGAAGAAATGCAAGAGATCGAAGGAGCCGGCCTGACGACCCGTCAGATTGCAAACTTCTTGGGCATCCCATCGAGCAAGCTGGGCGATGTCCAGGGGGTCAAATACGCGTCCAAAGAGCAGGACGATCAGAACTACCTCGACGACGGGCTCGACTTCTGGTTCGCGTCCTACGAGGCCGAGGCGTGGGATAAGCTTCTCTCCCCGACCCAGCAGACCCGCGACAGCCACTTCTTCGAGTTCGATCGCAAGACGCTCATCCGGGCCGACATGGACGCCCGCGCGCGGTTCTTCCGGACGGCCCTCGGTGGCCAACCGTGGATGACTCAGAACGAAGTGCGGGGCGAGATGAGCATGGACCCGAGCGACGACCCGGACGCGAACAAACTCCGCGCGCCATTGAACATGGGTAAAGGCGGGTTCGACAACGATTCGAAAGACCCGAACCCCCCGGACAACCCGAAGCGCGGCAAGGGTGCGAACGCCGAGGTCCGCGGCGCGGCTATGGAATCGCTGGCCGACGCGACCCGCCGCATGGTCAAGCGGGTCGGGATTTGGGCCAACAAGAACGCCGATAAGCCGGCGAAGTTCGTCGGCTGGCTGGACGGGATCGAGGCCGAACACGCGGACAAAGTGCGGGAAGCTCTCTCCCCGCCGTGCCGAATGCTGGCCGCGTGCGGCGTGGTCGTCCCGGACCTGACGGCGGCGTTGCTCGGCACGATGCGAGAGGAATACCTGACGCTCTCCGGGCAAGTGGTGGCGAAAGACCTCCCGGCCCGGGTGGTCGCGCTGTCCGCGGACCTGGAAACCCGTCTCCCGACAACGCTTTTCACCCTGACGGACGAGGATGACTATGAGTCGTGATTTCCGCCACGTGCTGGCGTCGTTCTACGGTACACCGTGGGCGATCCACCCTCCGAAGTTGAAAGAGATCGAGCGAGCGCTGTGGGTGCGCATCGGTACCGGGCACGATGTCACTCCCCAGGCGTGGGACGACGCTAAGCCCCGGGCCGATGTCGGCATGATCGACGGCGAGGACGGCGGGTTCATCCGGTACGACGACGACATTGCACTCGTCCCGATCCAAGGAACGATCACGCAGCGCCCGTCCGTCTTCAGTGCGTTCTCGGGGGGGACCAGCGCCGAGGAGATTTGCCGGGCGATGGACCAGGCGGCGGCGGACCGAACCATCCGGTGTATCGTCCTGGATGTCGATTCCCCGGGCGGCACCGTACTCGGACTTCCGGAGGCGGCCTCGCGCGTGGCGGCTGCGGCGAAGCAAAAGCCTATCTTCGCGATCGCCAACGCGTTCGCGGCGTCGGCGGCGTATTGGCTCGCGTCCCAGGCGACCGAACTTTACTGCACGCCCTCCGGCATGGTCGGGTCGATCGGCGTTATCTCCGCGCACGTGGATGAGTCCCGGGCTGAAGAGATGGCCGGGATCAAGACGACCCTCATCACGTCCGGCAAGTTCAAGGGCGAGACGGACGCGTCCCAAGCATTGACGGAAGATGCGAGGGCCAACCAGCAGGCCATTAGCGACCAGTATTACACGATGTTTCAGAACGCGGTGGCGACCGGGCGGCGGGTGACCGCTTCCAAGGTCGAAGCCGACTTCGGGCAGGGGCGCATGAAGACGGCGGCCGACGCCCTGGCGTCCGGGATGATCGACGGCATCCTAACGCGGGACGAACTGCTCGCCAAGGTCCGCCGCCAGGTGCCCGCGGGTGCGTCCCCGGCGGCTCTCGACCGTGGCCGTCGGGAGCGGGCGGCAATAATGGCACAAAAATTCTTGCCGACCCATTGATAAAAAAAGCTGTCTGCTCTACGATCTATCTAGCAAATTGATCGCATGTGCCCGCTGTCTAATCGGCGAGCCTTGCCAAGCGCGAAATCCACAGATTTCGCCGGGCAGGTTCGCCGTTTCCGCCTTTAGCGAGACGCGCCGCCCGGCTCACGGGGGCCGTCCATGTCGAAGCTCGCAGCACTCCGCGAAAAGCGAAAAGAACTCGCGGCCGGCGTCCGCCAACAGGCCGACGTGATGAACGCCGACGGGTACACGCCGTCGGCCGAAGATCAGGCCAAGTGGGAAAAGATCAACGGCGATTACGACGCGACGTTGAAAGCCCTCGAACGGGAAGAGGCGGTCGGTCGCATCGAGGCCGCAGTCGCCGGTCCCGCCGGTGAGCGGTTCGGCTCGCCCGTGGAACACCGCTCGGGGCGGTCCGGCGGGTCCGTCAGCGAATACGATCGGGCCGTAGCCCTCGGTGCGTGGGTCAAGCGCCAGATGGGGAAACGGCTGACCACCGAGCAGCAAGCCGCGTGTTCGGCGACCGACATCGACCCGAACGAAAAGGAATTCATTTTCAACCTGTTGCCCACCTCGGCAACCAGTGACCTGCAGGAAGTGGCCCGGGCGAACCCCGGTCGCGGACGATTGTCGGCCCTTCGTTCTCGGTTCGATCACGTCGACTTCCGGGCGAACCTCTCGAACCAGTCCGGTCCGGCCGGGGGCTACCTCATTCCGCCCGCCTCCCTGTTGCGGGAGATCGAAATCAACTTGCTCGCCTACGGCGGGTTACTCGAAGTGGCGGACACCATCACGACCCAGACGGGCGAGCGGATGGGGTGGCCAACCACAGACGACACGTTCAACAAGGGGCGGCGGCTCGGGCCGAACGCGGCGACGGCTCCCCCCGGTGCGAACACCAAGGAACCGAAGTTCGGACAGGTCTACCTCGACGCCTACAAGTACACGACCGACGCGTGCCTCGTGCCGTATGAACTGATTGAGGACGCCATCGTCGATGTCCCGAAGCTGCTCGGGAGTTTGCTCGGCGTCCGCCTCGGCCGCATCCTGAACGATGAGTGTACGACCGGGACCGGGAACTCGATGCCGATGGGAATCGTGACGGCGGCCGTGTTGGGCGGGTCGACTCAGATTGTGAAGGCCGGTCAGATCGGGGCCGACGACATCCTGAACCTCTACCACTCCGTCGACCCGGCTTACCGGGTCGGGGACGGGATCGGGTTCATGATGCACGACAAGATCTTGCTCCAGGTCCGCAAGCTCAAGGACGGCGACGGGCAGTACCTGTTCAAGTCCGGGGCGGACTACGGCAAGCCGGACACCCTGTTCGGCGAGCAGATCTTCATCAACCAGTCGATGACTCAGACCCAGACGTCGACCGACTATCCGATGATTTTCGGGCAGCTCGGGAAGTACAAGATTCGCCGGGTTCGCGAAATGCGGATGTACCGGCTGGAAGAGCGATACCGGGATACCGACCAGGATGGTTTCCTCGCTCTCATCCGGGCGGACGGGAACCTCCTCACGGCCGGCACCCCGCCGGTCAAGGCTCTGCAAGGGAAGTAACCCGGCGGCGTTTTAGCCAGTCAGACATTCATCCCGCGGGTGATGCCCGCGGTCACTCCCGAAGCGAACGATGTATCCGCTTTCTCAAACGGCCGACTTTCAGACCGCGATCGGTATCACTTCCGCGGCTCAGACGACCGTCAACGGGACGGCCGTTGATATGGAGGGCTTCGACGGCGTCTTGTTCATCCTGATTCTCGGGACCGTAACAGACGCCGCGGTAATCACGCTGCTCGCCCAAGGGTCGGCGACGTCCAATGGGGCGAGTCCCACCCAGGAAGCCACGACCGCGGCACTCACGGCGCTGAGCAGCTCGGCCGGGCTGATGGTTCTAGACGTGAACCGCCCGGTCAACCGGTACGTGCTGCCGCAGGTGACGCGGGCGACGCAAAACGCGGGGATCACGAACTGTATCGCGATCCGCTACAAGGCGAAGAATCCGCCCGTGGCCGTCAACGCGGCGGTCCTGGCCCAAGCCCTCGGCGGTCAGATCTAACACCCAACGCAAGGGGAAGGCCACCTAACAGATCATCTGTGTGGTTGCCGGTCCCTGCGGATGCCCGGAGGCAAGCACGTGTACAACAACACGCTCAACTACGAGGAACAGGGTGGTGGCGAGTGGCACATCGGCGGCTTACTCATCATCGACACCGGCGGATCGATCATTGCGACCGGCGGGGCTCAGGCCACCCTCTCGAACCTGACGGACAACACGGGCGGAACCGCCTCGACCACTCTCGCGGCGATCGCGGCGGGATCTTCTTACGCCCAGGCCGACATGGTCGCGGTCAAGAACGCCCTGGCGTCCGTGACGGCCCAACTGAACGCGACAATCACTGCCCTCAAAGCCCTCGGGATCTCGACGTAAGGAACCCGGAAAGAAATAGATATCCCAGACTCCGAGGTTGATTGGTATATTGCTTCTCCACTCGTGGGAGGAGCAAGAACATGGAACTTACGGATGGGTTCAAAGCCACTCTCGCCGAAACGGCAAGAATGCTTCGCGGCTCGCAGCGCCGGCTGTTCATGGCGCGGACGGTTCAGTCGTTGGGAGCAGGCGGACAGCGGCGGGCCGAAACGGAGTTCGGCTGGAATCGCGTGACGATTCGTAAGGGGATGCACGAACTGCGGTCCGGTATCACCTGTTGCGACGCCCCCACGGCACGCGGCCGCGCCCGCGCCGAGGAGAAATTGCCGCGTTTGCTCGCCGACATCCGGGACATCGCCAAAGGATTCAGTCAAACGGACCCACAGTTTCGCAATCGGCGATTGTACACGCGGTTGACGGCGGAAGAACTGCGCCGGCAACTGATCGAACAGAAGGGATATCAGACGGCGGAACTGCCGACGCCGCGGACATTGCGCACGAAGCTCAATGACTTGGGGTTTCACCTGACCAAGGTGGCCAAGTGCAAACCCAAAAAAAGATCAAGCAGACCGACGCCATCTTCGCGAAGTTGAAAGTGGTCAATCGGTCCGCGGACGAAGCGGAAACGGTGTTGCGTTTGTCGTGGGATGCCAAGGCCGCCGTGAAAATCGGCGATTTTTCGCGTGGAGGCAAGAATCGGCTGGAGCGGAAGGGGGCGGACCACGATTTCCAACCGAAAGGGATATTGAATCCGTCTGGGATCTTTTTGCCGCAATGGGACGACCTGCACTTGTATTTCACGGCGTCGGCGGTCACGAGTGACTTCATCGTCGATGTGTTGGAACGGTGGTGGGGGAGCAACCGTCAGCGGTTCCCACGTGTGGATACGCTGGTGATCAACCAGGACAACGGCCCCGAGCTTCACAGTCGACGCACACAGTTTTTGAAGCGGATGGTGCAGTTTGCGCGGGACCAGGCGTTGCGGATTCGGCTGGCCTATTACCCGCCGTACCACAGCAAGTACAACGCGATCGAACATTGCTGGGGCATCTTGGAAAACCACTGGAACGGCGAACTGTTGGACGATGTGGACGCGGTTCTGGAATTTGCCCGAACCATGACGTGGAACGGCAAAAAGCCCGAAGTCGAGCTGCTGTGTGGGACCTACAGGAAAGGCATTCGTCTCTCGCCACGCCAAATGAAAGTGGTCGAGAAACACGTGACACGCGATGCCGAACTCGGAAAATGGTTCCTCGATATCGACGGACCAAGTTTGCGGCTGGGATAATTATTACTTTCCGAGTCCCTAAGAGGCGATCGTGGGAGTCACCGCGCCGATCGAAATCGTTCCGCCCGCCGAGGAACCGGTGTCCTACCAGACCGCCGCGTACCATCTGCGGCTTAACGACTACGACAACAACAGTAACGATGGGTTTTTCCAAAACGAATACGTTAGCAGCCTGATCCGGGCCGCGAGGTATCAAGCCGAGTCCTTTACGAACCGTTGCTTTGTGAGTCGGACGATCCAGGTGACGTTCGATAGATTCCCGCCTTACGACTACAACGGCTGGGACTGGTGGAACGCCCCGGGCTACCCGTCGCCCGGAGTCATCCTCCCTAACCCGATTACGAGAGCGTTACGGCTGTGGGGCGGGAAGGTGTCCTCCATCGTCTCGTTCTCCTACGTGGACTCATTAGGGAACACGGAGACCCTGACGGAAGGCGTGAACTACCGGACGCACCTGACACATACCCCGCCGTTGATCTACCCGCAACCGGGTACGATCTGGCCGATTACCCAGTTCGGTGCCCTTGGGAACGTCACGCTCCAGTTCGTGGCCGGCTACGGGCCTGCCGCGAGCAACGTTCCCCCGGACCTCGTGATGGCGATCCTCATGCAGATCGCCTACCTGCACGAGAACCGAGGTGACGCCAAAGACCCGAGCTCGGGCGGCGGCATGTCCGCGGGGGCGATGCGAATTCTCAACGACTATCGCCTTGTGGAGTACCGATGAGCGCCGTCAATAACTTTGCGAGCCTGGCACCGAGTTTTATCGCGCCGGCGACGCACGCTCAGATCGTCACGCCGAGTGACACGGTCGACCTGACGTATGTGACGCGGTTCATTTCGATCACGGCGGCGGGGGCCGTGGCCGTGACCACCCAGGACGGCGACACCCTGACGATCCCGAGCGGGGCGATCCTGCCGGGTTATCCGTTCCCGATCGCGGTTTCCCGAATCTTCGCGACCGGGACAACGGCCGCGGGCATTGTGGCTTTCTCGTGAGGTGACACCGTGCCGAGGAGTGGCGGCCCGTTCGGGGCTCCGATCGCGACGTTACGGGACAGGGTGATTTTCAAATCCCCGATCCGCACGACCGGCCCGACGGGGCAGAAGGTCGTGAGCGGGTTCCGTGACCGGGTCACCTGCTGGGCGCACGTTCATCCGGCTACGCAGGTCATTGAACGGTTTGGACACGGGGAGATGTACGCCGTTGCCACCCATGGCATCGAGATCCGGGGCGGCCCGGACATCCGGAATGACTGGATCGCCATGTGGAATGGTAAGACGCTCAACGTTCAAGGCGTGATTGTGCCCGGCTCGGGGCTACCGAGTATGGCGATCGTGATGTGCGGCGAGATTCCTCCCTCGACCGCGTGAGGGTAGACGAATGGCCCTCTGCAACACCGTGACCGTCGACCAGACCGACCTCATGCGATCCGTCACACTCGTGGTGCGATTAGTAGGGGTAAGGCGGTTCAAAATCCGTGTTTGGGTGGCGATCCAACTTCTCCGGCTGGCTGCCGCGGTGTTGCGTGTGGGCAAGGTCGAAATCGAACTGCTCGACGAGAAGGAATAGCCCGTGCCGATCAAGCTGAGCGCCACGGTGATCGGGGCGAGGGAATTGGCCAACAAGCTCCGGGAACTGGAAGGGAAGCTCTTCCGCCCGGCCGCCCGGAAGGGTGTCGACGATGCGACGAAGTTAGTCCAGACCGAGGCTCGCGCCCGAGCACCGCAGCGGACGGGGTCACTCGGCAAGTCGATCGGCCGGAAGGTCGCGGCCCTGAAGTCGGGCAAGGGGTACGTCGGGGTGGTCGGGCCGCGGCGGGACCGGAAGGTTCGCCCGATCGACCCGAAGACGGGTCAGATGCGGCCGGCGAAGTACCGCCGCACGGTGAAGTACCAGGGTCAGGCGATCCTCGTAAACCCGGCCAAAATCGCGCACCTGGTCGAGTTCGGGCGTGCGGCGGTGAAGGTGAAGAAGAAGCGGGTTCTGTCCGACGGCCGGACGGTGTTCGGGGCGAGCGTGCGGGCGGCCGAGGCCAAGCCCTTTATCCGCCCGGCGTGGGCCGCAACCAAGGGGACGGCCACCGATGCGATCCGTGGGCGGTTCGCGGCCGCCGTCACCCAGGCGAGGCGTTAGCCCAATGGCCGAATTGATCATCGAAAAGTATCTGGCGCCGTGGCTGAAGGCGCGTGACCCGCGGCTGACGGGCGTGGCACCGGCGAGCGGTCAGGCGGGGCAAAAAGATCCCCATCTGACGTACAGCCGAGTCGGTACGAACCGCTGGCGGGCTCAGTCCGGACCCGTGGGCGTGTGTGGCGCGAAGATACAACTCGACGTCCACACCCAGAATCATGCCCTCGGCCGGTCGATCGCGGAGACGATCGCGGGCACGGACGACATCCCGGGCGGCCTGGACGGGATGACCGGAACGGTGATCGGGGCAGTCGAAGGGGTCGGGGGGTTGGAAATCCAACGAGCGGACCTGTTGGACGACCGTGACGCTTTCGATGACCCGATCGAAGGCCAAGAGCCGGGGTGGTTCGTCGTCCGAAGTGAATACGTCATTACCTGGACTGAGGGTTAAGAGATGCCATCGACAAACGCGATGCAAAGCCTGACGCAAGCCAACGCGACCCCGGTCGTGGCGGCCGGCGTCCAACTGTGGGTGGGGACGTTCGTCGACGTCAACACCGTGTCAAGTTCGTTCGACGTGAACTCACTCAGCTCGAAAATCCAACTCGGGCCGTTGGTCGACTTCAACCCCGACAACTCGAAGATCGGGACCGTCGACGTGACGCATCAGATGTCGCTCAACTCCGCGAAGGAGAAGGCGACCGGGTGGTACGACGGCGGCGACGCCACCTTCAAGCTCCGGTACAACTCCGTCCTGTACGCGTCCCTGAACTCCCGCAAGCCGGTCACGAACAGCGTGAACAACGGTCGCCTCACGTGGGGCGTATTCCTCCCGGACTGGGGCACGATCATTTTCAACGGCATCCTCACCGACGCCGTTCCCTCCGGGCAGCTCGGCGACAACCCGGTCGACTTGAACATCACGATCGCCGTGAGTGGGCGAATCCAGTTCGTTCCGCTCGGCACCGTGCCGGCCGCGTAAACCTGACCAATTTTCATCAACCGCACGCGAGGGTGTGAGTCATGAGTTTTTCCGCGATCGAGACCAAGGGTCTGAACCTCAACGGTGTGACCTACACGCAACAGGTCGCCCAGAACGCTCCCGTACTCGCCGAATTCAACTCCGTCGTGCCGGCCGCCCAGCCGGGCACACTGACGACGTTCACCGACACGTCGGACGGCACAATCACGATGTCGTCGGGCAGCCACACGGTCACGACTGGTGCGCGGGTGGATGTCTACTGGATCGACACGAGCAACGTCCCGCAGTGCCGCCGGGGAATGACGGTCGGGACCGTGGCCGGGACGTCGGTCCCGATCAGCGGAGGGGCCGGGACGAACCTGCCCGCGGCTTCGACGGTCGTCAACGTCGCGTTGCCCGTGTCGCTCTCGATGCCCCTGACGGGTGCGAACGCCGAAGCGATCGGGATCTATGCCGACTTCGTTGGGACGTTCGTGTTCGCGACGGCCGTCCCCGCCGAGGTGTTCGGCTACACGATCCAGGTCGCGGCGTCGTCCTACGTGTGGGCGAACGGGGACGGGTCGACCAACCCGATCGGCGGGGGCAACCCCACGCAGCTTTTCGTGAGCCACGGAGATCCGAGCCAGGCCCGCGTTCTGCGCGGAGCCATCTCTCACACGTAATCGGCAGCGTGGCCTGTTTCTCGTACTTCGTTGATCGGGGTGCGAGGTCGCTTTTCACACTCTTACTTGGGGTCCAACAGATGGCCGAGGCCAAACCGAAGGTTTTCCTGACGAAAGCGGCGATTGCTTCCAACAGCAAGAAAGTGTTCCCGCCGGCCGAACTCCCGGTTCCTGAGTGGGGAGGGAGCGTCTACCTTCGCCGGCTTTCGGTCGACGACGTGCCCGCCTACAGCGCCGCCGTGAAAAAGAGTCAGGACAACGGAACGGACAACCTGCGTCAAGCCGTCGTCATGCAAGCGATCGTGGACGAGAACGGTACCCGGTTGTTCGACTTCGAGGACGCGGAAGATCGCGCCACGATCGCGGGCCTGGATTTGGGCGGGGCCGAACGGGTTTTTGATGCGTTCCTCGACATGAACGGGCTCGTCCGAAAAAACTAACGGACGCGGAACGGGAACTCCTCCGGTTCTGCGACCACCACCGCATCCCCGATTTCCGGGCGTTCGCCGCGAACTACACGGCGGTCGACTGGCACACGTGGGAGGAGTTCTACCGGACCGAGGCCAAGGGCGAGGCGGCACTCTGCCAGCGGCACTCGGAGTTGATGGCCACCCTGTTCAACACCCGCCCGTTCCGCGGACCGAATTCCAAGATCGTTGAATCGATCGAGTTCTTACCCGCGTGGCTGAAGCCATCGCCGGAAGAAGTGGTGGCGGCTGCCAAAGCCGCAGAGCCGAGTCCCGAAGAACTGCGGAAGCGATTCGCGATGTGGGCCGGGGTCGATCCTGTCACGGGTGCCCCGCTCGAAACCCAGATAGGGTTGTTATGTCAGACTCCATCGGCAACCTGAATATCAAGCTGGTCGCGGCGACCGACGATCTGGCCAAAGGTCTGAACGACGGCGCCCGGAGGGTCGAGGACTTCGCCAACAAGACGAAGAAGGCCGGTTCACTCGATCTGGGGAAGGATGTCGGCGCCCAGGTCGGCCGGATGTCTGCCCCGTTGGATCAGGCAGCCAAGAAGGCCCAGGATCTCGGCTCGGCCGTGGACAAGCTTTCCGGGAAGTCGTTCGGACCCAAGATTACTGGCGCCGTCGACATGTCGGCCGTTCCCAAGGCGATGAAGGCGGCCGAGGCCGCGGCCGGGAATTTGGGGAAGTTGCCGACCGGGGATCTGGGGCAGGCCCTCGCCAACGACATCGCCAAAGCCCACCCACAACTCAAACTCACCGGCGATCGGGTCAAGGAACTCGGCGGGGCGATCGACGCCATCGCCAAGAAGCCCCCCACCGGGCGGATTATTGCCAGCGACTTCGCGAAGGCCAACCCGCAACTCCGGCTCACGTCCGACCAGGTCCGCGACCTCGGCGGGGTGATCGATACCGTCGCGCGCAAATCGGCGGCCGGACTCGACGCGAAGAACCTCCCGAACCCGTTCAAAGGGCTGAATGCGGACCTGTCTAAAACTCCCGATCACCTCGACAAGGCCCAGTCGAAAGTGAAATCGCTCGGCGCGTCCCTGGCGTCGATCGGCGTCAAGGGACTCGTCACGGGGTTGGCGACGGGCGGGGTCGGGCTCGCGGCGATGTTCGGGGGCGACATCCTCGGCGGGATCAAGGATTTTACGGTCGGTGCCGTGGAAGCGGCAGCCGACGCCGAGAAGACGTCCCTCGCATTCGAGGTGATGACCGGCAGCGCGGAGAAGGCCGGCGACGTCCTCGGCAAGCTCCGGAAATATGCGGCAGACAGCCCGCTCGGGACGAGCGCGGTGATCGACACCGGCAAGATGCTCTTGGCCTATGGTGTGGCCGCGGATCAGATCGCGCCCACGGTCAAAATGCTCGGCGACGCGGCCACCGGCGACGCGGAGAAGCTGAAGTCGATCGCCCTGGCTTACGGGCAGGTGATGACGGCCGGCCGGCTCGCCGGCGACGACCTCCGCCAGTTCAACGCGGCCGGCGTTCCGTTGCTGGAAACGCTCGCCAAGACGATGGGCAAGCCAGTTGAAGCGATGAAGCACATCGTCTCCGAGGGGCACGTCGGGGCGGCCGAGGTGGTGAAGGCGTTCAAGTCGATGACGGAGGAAGGCGGCCGGTTCTATGGAATGTCGGACAAATACTCAAAGTCTTTTGCCGGCCAGGTTGAGCAACTCAAGGACGGGTACGAGATCCTGAAGCGGGAGTTCGGCCAAGCCTTGATCGAGGAGTTGCGGCTCCCGGAGGCGATCGGCGACCTCGGCAAGTTCACCGACCGCGTTCGCGGGATCATTGCCGATGTTCGCCCCGCGATTGCCATGCTTGGCGACCTTGGCAGGGCCGGTGTGCAGGTCGGATTCGAGTTGGGCAAGGCGTTCCTGTTGCTTGAAAAGGTTCAGTTCGACGGAATCCTGCACGCGGTCCCGGCCCTGAAGGATCTGGCGGTTTCGGCCCGCGAAGTTATCAAGGATCTGGCCAACTTTGAGATCGATCCCATCAAGGTCGCGATTCTCGGAAAAGACATGGCGGCCGGCATGATGTACGGACTCGCGACCATCGCAACACTGATCGACGAGTTGGCCAAACAGGTCCAAACGGAGTTCGCCGATCCGTTCATGGCTGCGGTGAAGGAAATCAAAGAAGTCGCAGCGGCGGCACTCGCGGTCATCAAGGAAGCGAAGGCGTTGGGGGCGATCGGGAGTCCCACTCCCGTCCAAACCAAGCCCGGATTGCCAACGGTCGCGGAACCGACCAAAGCGGCTTGGGTGCCTCCGACAGATGCCGAAATCGACGCAAAGGCCCGCGCGTTGTACGAGCGAGACCAAAACAAAAACCCTTCCGCGTTCCCGGGCAAATGGCCGGACCTCTCGGCCCCGGGGCTTCGAGCTGAGTACCAGCGTGAAGCGCGACGGGTTATGACGCCGTCTGGGGAACCGTCGATCTGGATTCCGACAGCGCAGAAGGCGGTAGCTCCGGCGAAAGACTTGAGCGTACTGAGTGGGGCGAAAAACTTCCTCGAAGCGGGGATGAAGGCGATCAACACCTTCGACCCGGCGAACAGCCCGTTCTTCAAGGATCTGAAGCGAGCCCAGGACGAGCGAGCCGCCGCGCGGCGGCTCGACAAAGCGCACGACTTCGCGGCCAAGAACGCGGACATGATCGGGGCGATCGGGGGCGCCGGCGCGGCCCTCGGCTTACTCTCCAAGGCAGCCTTGGATGCGAAATCCGGCCTCGACCCGTTGGGCAAGGTCGAGATCCCGAACCTGCTGAATGGCAAGCTGGTCGAAGAGTCGATGAAGTTGGCCGAGGAATTTGAAGACCCGATCCTAAAGCTGAAGAAGTTCTCGGACCGGCTCAACGAGATGTACTTCCACTCGCTCATTACCGGCGACGTAAGGGATAAGGCGTTCGGCCGGGCGTTCGACGCACTGACCGGCAACCTCGGCCAGACGAAGCTACCCAACGCTGTGGAAGCTGGTTCTCAGGAGGCGTCCCGCATCCAGGCCCAGCTACTCGCCCCGCGGCAGAATCAGACCGTGGAGGGATTGCTCGAACAGATTCGCGATCTTAATAAGCAACAACTCGACGTGTCGCGAGGGCAGCGGAAAGAGTTCATCCAGCCCGAGCAAGTGACGGTGCCCCCGCGTGCGGCCCGGGCCATCAACCTCGGCCCGGGAGGTGGCGGCTAATGCCCGACATCATCGTTCAAGACCCGATGGACCCGAGCGCCGTCCTGTCCGCCTACCTCGTCGTCGAGTCGGATGGTGGGCAACAGGCCCTCAACAGCGAACACCGCTACCGCGAGGTGTGGCGGTGTTGGGTCAAGACGCCCCTGGTGACGGACTACGAAGTCCTCAACTCTTCGTTGCTTCCGGCGGCCGGCGACTCGTACAAGAAGTACGGGTACGACTTCACCGTCCAGGCTTACATCCTCGGGACGACGATCGCGGACCCCGACGCGGCCGTGGTCAACCGGACCGTCACGCGGGTTTCCGAGAACCCGTACCTGCGGCTCGTCACCGTCGAGTACGAGGGGATCGGCGACCCGACGCTCATCCCGAAGGAAGTCTCCTCCACGGAGATGCCGTACACGGAGTACCAGAACTACGACGCGAACGGCCGGCTCGTCTGCAACGCGGCCGGCGACCCGTATGAGTCGGGGATGCCCGTCGATCGGCAGCGAACCCGCTGGACGATCGTCAGCTACTGGCCCTATTCGGCCTGGACACCGGACATCGGCGAGAAGTTTCGGAACACGCTCAACCAGTCCCCGTGGCAGGTGCCGATGCCACAAGGCCCGCTCACGACCCAGATCCCCGATGGCATGGGCGGGATGACGACGGTCCCGGTGACGATCGCACCGCGGCAGGCCAAGATTTTCGGCCTGAACGCCGAGCCGATCCTTCGGACGTGGGGCTCGACGCCACAGACCACGAACTGGTACTGGAAGGTGCGGGCGATCGTGGACGTGGACACCAGTACCTTCACGACGACCGCGGGCACGACATCATTTCGGGAATGGCAGTGGGTGGTGGCGAACGTCGGGTTTTGGGAACTGTTACCGCCGACTGGTGGTGGGTCCGGTGCGGGTAAACCACATCTGATCACCATTGATGGCAAGCCCCTCGGCAACCCGTGGCCGCTCGACGCGAACGGGAAGATGATCCCGCCGAAGGTTCCGGGCGGGTCGGCCCCGGCCGTCGTCTACAACGCATTCGTGCGCCACCTGCCGGCGGACTGGACCCCCATCCTTCAGTTCTTGGGGCAATGGTGATGAACGGCAAAATTCACATCACCGGCGAGGCGGAACGGCGGCTAGCCGCGGCGGTCCAGTTCACCGAAGGGTTCTCGCGCGACGGTTTCAACGAGCGGCCGGCGCCGAACAACACCCGGACGGCCGGGTTCTCTGACACGTTCTGGGTCGTTCACATCACCGGGCCGATGCAACTCGCTTCGGGCAACCCCGGCAGTTCGTCGGACCAGTATTACCTTTACCCGGGGCAACTCGTCTACCGGGTGAACACGCAGACGACCGACGCCACCTGGACGCCGATCTGGGACCAACAGGCTCCGGACGTGACGCAAGATTGCTGGGTCGAGAGCGCGACCCCACTGAAGAAGGATTACCATCCCGTCTGCCAGCTCAGTGGCGAGACCTACCAGGGGAATCCCATCCTTCTCGCCGGCCCCCCGCCGTCGAGTCGGTGGGGCCGGATCGTCGGGCCGCTTCTCGGCACCGCAACCGGAACCGCCACGATCGGCACTTCACCGAGCCCGGTTACGGGGGTCATGTTGGGCGGCGGCGGAAACGGGTATACAAGCCCACCAACCATAACGATCACAGGCGGTGGCGGGTCAGGCGCCACGGCCACGGCGACCATCTCCGGCGTCGTGTCGGATACCACCGTGACGTCTGGTGGAACGGGGTACACCTCAGTTCCCACCATCACTTTCTCGGGCGGTGGGAGCACGGGCACGGCTGCCACGGCGATCGTCGCGGCCGGCGTTGTGGTCGGGATCACGATCACGAACCCAGGGAGCGGGTATTCATCGGCCCCGACGATCACTTTCTCGGGCGGCGGCGGGACTGGAGCGGGTGCGACCACGACCATCATGGGGCCGGTTTCGGGCATTACCCTGACAGCCGGCGGGACTGGATACACCTCGGCCCCGACCCTGTGCGTAGCCGGCCCACCCACCCCCGTTTGGTACACGTTTCAACCAGTCGACCTGATCAAAGGCGTCTGGACGGACGTGGGGCCGACTCACGACTATGCGTACCCGACCCCCCTGGCCGACGGCAATATTGCGCCCCCGATCACGACCGACGGCAAGACCTACGCCCGGTTCTGGCTGTCGCCGACGATGCCCGACGCGTGGGAGTTCGAGTTGTCAGGGATGGGCGACAATTCGTGTGGGATCACGATCTACCGCTACACCTGCGACGGGTACGGCAACCTGATCGAAACGGGGTACCGCGCTGCCATCGTCAACGGTTGCCTCCAACTCGTCTCCGTCCCGGGGTGCTGAGCATGGCCACCCCGACTCTTGCCCGACGCAACCGGCCATTCCCGACGTTCGACCGCCGGTTCGGAGACTCACTTCCTTCGCCGGTGAGCATCACGAACCTCGGGCCGTGCGGGTGCTGCGGGGGCGGGGGCGGGTCCGTGTCGTGCGCCTGCGTGTGCCCGTCGTCCGACCTGGCACCCGTCCTGCACGCGACCGTGTTCGGACTCGGGGCGTACCCGTTGGCGTCCAACTACGCGGGCACACCGGCCACGTTGAACGGGTCGTACCGCCTTACCCAGACGATCCCGACCAGCACCGGCCTCGGGTGCCAATGGGATTTCAGCATGAACTACGGGGGATTAAGTTATTCCCCGGTCGGGCCTATTTGTGGGTACTACCAGTTGGCAGGCACTTTTTCGATTTCGCTATATTGCGCGACGAACGTCACCCCGGGCGCCTCCGGCCCGATTTGGCTGACCGTCCGGAATACGACCAACCAGTTTGCCGTAATTTCGGATCCGCTGGACTGCCCTAACATTCCCGGTAGCGAGACGCGGGCAGGCACCCTCTCCCAGCCCGGCGGGTCGGGCGGCGGGGTCGTCATTATGACCGTGTCCGGCGGGGCGGTCACTGGGGTGTCGAGCATCCCGCCGCCCGACACCGGCGCGTGCGCCCGCATCCCGGTGCTACAAGGTAACGGGTATTCGGTCCCGTCGCCGGTGGCGATTACCGGCGACGGGACCGGGGCTACTGCCGTCACGGTCGTGTCCGACGGCGAGGTCACGGGCATCACGATCACGAACGGGGGGAGCGGATACACGTTCGCGACCGGGATAATTCCAATTCCGGACAAGGCAGTGTGCAGCCCGCTGTTACTGACGTTCGACGATTATTCAGGCATCAACCCGGACTATTGTTCTGCCGGCGGCGTGACCGGGACGTACCTGGCGGGGCTTGGGGTGGACGTCACGCTATGAAGCACTGCGGTCACACCACGCCCAATGCCGGCTGTCGGCTGTGCGAACTCGGGGAGACGAACGCCCGATACCGGGCGCACTTCGGGATACCGGGCGAGATGCCATCCCCCAGGACCCTCACTACCTCAGAGCAGCGAGCGGCCGTAGCCGAGCGGATTCGTATGGCCTCGCCGGACGAGTGCGTTCACCGAGGAGCCCCGACCGGGGAGATGACTGAGTGCCCGACCTGCCCAGCAAAAAAGGGGTTCAAAACGGTCCCCCTGCACACCTGCAAACTGCACGACGAATGCACCGTCACGCCGGCCCTGGATACCACGATCGCGGCATGCTCGACGTGTCCCGACCGCGTTCGCCCGCCGGCCCCGATCGTCATGAACCACGGGGCAGCGGGCATCGGGGACGCCCTACAGGGGATGGGAGCGGCCAACGCCGTCCGCGTGGCCAACCCCGGGCGGCACACCGTCTACCGCGTTTCCGCGCACGCGAAACCGTGGGTCGACCTGTTCGACCTGGCCGACGAGATCGGCGTTACACACGTCACGAACACCCCCGACACAGGCGAGCCGGAACTACAGGTCAACCTCGGTTACCAGGAAGAGGAATCGAGCCGGTGCGAGGTGCCGCGGTGGGAACGATACCGGGCCAACGTGGGCGCCCCGGACTACCGAATCCCGTCCCTCCGCGAGCCGGAACGCCTCCGGGCGTTCGGTGCGGATCTGGCCGGCTCGACGATCCTGTCCCCTTGGTCGACCGATGTCCGGAGGACGGTCCCGCTCGCCGTGTGGCAGGAGCTGGCCGAGAAGATCCCCGGCCGCGTCATCGTCCTCTGCCCGTTCGCGGAATCGCCCGTCCCGTTCGGGGCCGCTGTGGTTCTGTGTGGGGCAACGCCCGAGCGGGTCGCTGGCGTCATCCTGAACGCGCGCCGGTTGGTCGGCAACGATTCCGGCATGGCCCACCTGTCCGGCATCCTCGGCGTGCCGACGATCGTCCTCGCGGGGCAGTGGCCGGGACCGATGGGCCAACTCTTCGGGATTTATCCCAAGATGCAATACGTGCAGCGCGATCGGGCCGCGGATGTCAAAGCAGCCGATGTTCTCGCCCTGATCCTTGCTCCCCGCGTGGATCTGATTCGGCAGACGGTGCCGTTCCGCGAATACACGGCCGACGATGACGCGGAGCAGATGAGGCACCTCGAAAGCGATCAGTGGCTCTATGAGCCGGGGCAGCCACGATACGCGTGTTCGCTGTTGGGTGCCGTCCACGAGGAATTGATTGCCGACCGTCCGGACCTGGCGAAGCTCGTCCGCGAGGCGGTTTGGATCGCGCGGAAGATGAACGACCAGGGCATTCCACAACACGCGATCGATTGGGACGACCCGACCCCCACGGAAACACGGCCGCCGATTTTTATCCCATTCGTCAACCGCCGGGATCTGCTCGATGAGGCCCTCGCGTCGTTGGGCGAGCACGCTCCCCGCGCGGTCGTGGTCGACAACTCCGGCGGCTCGGAGGCGTGGCCGTCGTCCAGGTCGTTCCGCGTCTACCGGCCCGATGCGCCGCTCACTGTCGCCCAGACGTTCTGGCTCGCGATGCGACGGGCTCCCGGGCGGTGGTCGTACTTCCACAACGACGCGACTGTCACACCGGAAGTTGCCGCCGAGGTGGACGCGGAGGCGGATCGCCTCGACGCGGCCGGCGTGCCGTGGGGTGTGATCCTCACCCTGCACGATGTCTACTGCCTGCACAACGGAAAGCTACTCCGTGAACGGGGGATCAAACCCGACCTGTGTCTTCCCGTGTATTGCTGTGATTGCGACTGGCTGCGTCAGATCACAACGGCCGGTCTGGAAATCATCGACATGGGCAACCGCGGCGGCCGGGTGAAACACCACGGGAGCAGTACGAAGGCCGCCGACCGGGCGTACCGAGCGTACATCGACACGGCCAACCCGCACGCTTACTACCGCGAGAAGTGGGGCGGCTTGCCGGGGGAGGAGACGAAGACAACCCCTTGGGCAGAGGCATAAACCTCGACGACCACTTTCCCCGGGCCACGTCCCTCAGCATTTTCCCAGGGCTCCCGGTGCGATCGGGGCCTTTCTATGTCAAGGGGCGGCCTGCGGCGTGCGGTATGGCAGGGCTGTCGTACTTTTCTTGGCCGAACCATCTTCAGCGTACTGCCACAGTGAGTTTGTAAAGTACCCCACGCCGACGATCGCGAACATCGAGCTGATGTAAATCGCCATGCGACGATTCGCGTTGTGTCCGTCGTCGGGAGTGATGGGCGCAAAGGAAGCCTGAAATAACCGAGCCACAGCATAAATTGAGACGATGGTCCCGATGACGATCAACATGGGGAGCCCCACAAGGTGAAAGTTCAGCTGGGAGGATTCTCCGGAACGGTCTGCCGTGTGTCAAGAACGCTCGCGGGGAAGCGTGAGAACGTCGCGCGGGTCACACCTTGAAAACAAGGCGTTTCTGAAATGGGGTGGCCAAAAATGCCTTGAAAATGCGCGCGGGTGGTCGTGCAGGAAGAAGGCGTCGCGGATGGGAGAAAACGACACCGCCCCGACGGGGTCGCTGTGTCGGGGCGGTGGTCGGGAACGTCGCGCCGACGACCCCGTACAAAAAAATTGAGCTTGCTATTCCTGTGCCAATAGCCCTTCCCGCCGGACCGCTTTCATCTCATATGTAAAAACAATCTGGGCCGACCGTGAAGACTCGCTCCAACCCCGCGGCCGACCCAGTGTGGGAGCGAACTCCCCGCGGGAATCGTAGCCCGGTGCGGGGAGAGGGTCAATCACGGGCCAAAAAGTCCGCGGGTAGTCGCGTACAGCAGACTTGACGCCGCGAGAGTATTGCGGCTATTCCCTCCCCCGCTCGCCCCGCCGTGGTCCTGGTTGACTCCGTCGGTATCGAGCAGAGCGACGGCTGACGAGAGTCCTGCGGCTCAAAGACCCGCGTGCAATCCCCCTCGCGGGTCTTTCATTTCCCACAACCAACCTTCCCTACTTGGCCAACCGGATGCTCAACTCGTTCCCGCCCGAACGAGGAAGCCATGCCGTTGCGAATTTACGAGCCCGTGCCGAACGGTCAGCCCGATTGCCACCTCGAAGAGTTGTTGCCCTCAGACGTCGTGGCCGCGCTGCGCGAACTCCAAGCGGTCGGCGTGTCGATCGGAGAGCTCGCCGCGTGGCTCGATCCGTCCAAGCCCTAA